CCGGGGCGATAAAACTGACTGTCAGCCATTCAGTTCACTCCAGATATCGTCAAAAATAATGTTGTGAATGTTACCGTCACGCTGGTAAATGGTGATGGTGAGCGCCAGCGAGTCTGTTCCGGTCCGGACAGCATTAATATCAAGACGGGAAGCAACACCATCCTCCACCATCCACGCCAACGCCTCACGGGCATAATCTCTGGCTGGCTGCGGGGTTTTATTGGTCAGCTTGCTGCGACGTAACAGATACAGGCGGGAGCCGATACGGTCATTCTGGACGGTGGGCCAGGTATCACCCCACCATCCGAATATCTGCGGTGCATCATCATCCCGCCCGGCACGCCGCCAGGTAAAAAGCGAAATAATCACGGCTCGCGTCAGAAGGTCGACCGAAGCCCCGGGCGGCACTGGTCGCCCGTTAACATTAATCATCATGGTTTTCAGCCCATCGGTTGATCCGGCGCGTCAGTGATCCCGCCACCATCACCATTTTCGGTGTGTTTGTGGGCATTGTAGGTCTGCCGCATTTGCTGCATGCTGAGTCCGCCACTGTCGCAATTGTCAGTAATATCAGCGGTGGATTCGACCGGCATTTCAAAGCGCGCTTTAGGCGCGTTTTTAAAAATAATGGGATTCCCGCCCCCGTTCACCACAATACCGGAACGGGTCAGGACAACGGACTGCCCCTGATCATCATAAAACGCCACTTCCCCGCGTTTCAGCCCTTTCAGCCGGTAACGTCTGTCCGCCACCACCACAACCACACCATGAGAACGATCGCCTGCCGGGAATAAAGCAACGCCCTCAGCACCGTTCTGTGCGGCAGATGTAAAACCATAAGGTTCAAGGTGCTCAACGTGTTGTTTCTGATCTCCGGCTATCATTTTCAACCCTACAGACTGACACTTTCTGGCGGAATCCACCGCCGTGATGACAGCCCGGGAAATCAGATTGCGAAGAGAAAACCCGTTCATCAGAAATCCTCCTCAACATTTTTTTTCTTCCTGGCGGTGACAGGCTCAGGGAGATAAGCCTCTGCCGGGCCAACCCGTAATTCGGTCGTCGTGCCCCGGTCGTCATGGTTATAGGTGACTTCCGCGATCACCAGTTCATCATTATCAAAATTATTCAGCGGGTCGAAAACGATGACAGATAACCCCGGACGCCATAACGCGCCACTGCCCTGCCGCCAGCCCTGAACCGTATATGTTGTCTCACGGGTAAGCGCAGCCCGTTGGCGCGCTTCAAATTCACAACGGGCCTTACAGGTTGCTGCCGTTGCTGTGCCTGACTGCTGAATCAACAAAGGGCGATAACGGGTCACACCACTGTCCTGAATGGTCTGACGTATTGCGGCAATGGTGGCCTCACCAAAATCATCATCGTTGCCCGGGCGCTGCCCACTGACCTGATATTCAGAAAACCGCTCTCTGATGCTTCTTTCCGTGTCACAGGAAAGAATATTCTCTCCCAGCACCAGTGCTGTCGCCGCTTTGCCTGTTCCGGGTTTCCCCAGAACCAGTCGACCGCATTCATCGTCATAAGCCAGCGTCTGAACCTGCCCCAGCAACCGGTTAAGACAATCGGCAACGGTTTCGCCGTGTTCCGGCTGGGCATCAATCACCGCTGTCTGTGGCACGCCAGCATCAACAACGGTGATGCCAAATGGCGCAGCCAGTTCACTGACTATTCTGAGCAGGTTTTTTCCGCTCTGCTGGAGTGGCAAAGCAGAGCAGTCAACCAGATCGGCGGTTTTGCTTCGCCCGACAATTCCCATGCTGACGCTGCTGGCGTCATAACGAAGCGGTAGTGCCTCCACATATCCGGTGAGCACAGGCTCATCCCCGATAAGCACTTCAACCAGCTCACCATTTTTTATCCGGGGCTGATAATCCCGGCTTCCGGGCCAGCGGGTGGTAATGGCAACATTAAAATCCCGGGCAATACGGTTAATGCCCGCACTGATACGGACGGATGTCCAGCCGCCCCATTCGCGACCGGAAACCCGAAGTAAAACGGTATTATTCATCTGACGGGTACCCTTAATGCCCTGATCGGAACAAAGCCCGGATGGGAGATGGCATTTCGATCCAGGATATCTGTTTCACGTGACGCATCGTCGTACCATGACGCAGCCAGAACAAGCGCAGGCAGAACCTCCGCTGGCGTTCGCTCTGCGGTTTCCTCCGTCTGAACCAAACGGGCCTGAATATCCCGGTTCAGTTCTGTACGTAATGACGTCAGCTGAAAAAACAGCCTGTCATCCGTCGTTCGTCTGAGCTCCTGTTCAATCGCCGCGTTCAGCGATTCGCGTATGAGGGTGAGATTTTCCCGCGTGGGTGGTTGCGCTGTCTCATCCTGCTCTGTGCTGGCTGCCACGCTGTCAAGTGCCGGATGAGAAACATGAATGATATCGGACTGACGTTCAGTGGAACCACCAACAGCCACAACCGCCTGCTGATTTTTCACCAGACTTCCGGGTTGCGGCAGCGCAGTGACCGCCCTTGCAGCCTCGCTGATTGCCGTCGTCCGGATGACTGCAGCCACCAGATTTGTCTGCTGTTTTTGCCTGACAACCGATGCGGAATCTGTGGGCCACACCGCGCGCGGTGCCAGTCCTGGATCCAGCGTAATACCGGACATTGTTGTTATGGACTGCACCAGATCCTGTGTGTTATCCACCAGTCTGGTTCCTGCCCGCCAGGTATCCTGCAACGTATGCACAAAATCACTGGCAACCGATGGCGGCATCAGAATGACGGATAAATCACCCTGCAGTAGTCTCGCTCCGGCAGAAACAGCCGAATTAACCATTTTGAAAGCCGTCTGAACGGTTCCCAGCATATCGGTTGCCCGGGCAATAACATCGTTCTGAATAAAGTCCGATATTCCCGCGAGATCAAAATCGCCGAACATGTCTTCAACCAGCTCATCCAGGAATCCGGACGACTCCTCCAGTTTTCTGGCGGTTGCGGCTCCGGCGACCGGAAATGACAGTTCCCCGCTCTCAACAAACTGAAATGAAACCCGGCACATACGACCTTCAGTGCCGGAGTGAGAAACGGTCACCTGTCCGTCAATACAGCCCTGCATTTCACCGAACTGCGGATGGATCAGTGTCCCCGGCCCGGCGGTTTCAATCGCGGTAATCAGCCGATCGCGCTGCTCTGCGTAATCATCACCAACGAGATACGCATTAATCGTCAGCCGTCGCGTGGCACGCCCGAGATCTTCCGTGTACGGTTTGTCACGGTTTGGATATTCATGGACCTGAACACGACGTCCGAATGTCCCCTCATCGCTTTCCACCGAAAACGGAACGCCACGAAATGAAGCGTCGTAAAGATTATCGCGCCAGGTCGCTCCGGAAGATGAAGAAAACAAAGAGGACAAAGAAGGTAAGGAAGGAAAATCCATGCGGCCCTCAACACAAAAAAACCGCCGATTCTGGCGGTTTACTGTTTCATGTATAACTCATTTTTCTTTCGGCGGGTAAGAGTTCACATAATCGGCGATTAGTGATCCAATATCTGCTCTTGTGTTATACGAAGTATCAATTTTAAAAAATCTCATATCTTTATGTTCGGAATATTGTTTTGCCTTTCCATTTAACGCCGTTAATTTATAAGTAAATGGCGGGTTTGTTTGCACTACATCCTCTTCAACTTTATACAATAAAAAAGGTACGGGATTTTTATCAGGAATAAAACATCCGATAGTCCACGCAGATTCACCATTTGAATATAAAGAATGGCACTCTAACTTTATATTTTTGATTACCTTGGCAATGATCGTGTTTTCCAGATCTCTGGAAGCTTCACTGACATAACTCGGTATTTCTGAGCCATTAACATCATGTTCAGCACGATCTTTAACGTCGCAACCTGCTAAACAGAACAAGCAAGACAATATAATCAGTGCTTTTTTCATTTATCCTCCTGTTTACTAAATCATAAATACTCCCTGTCATTTTATAAATTAACGCCTGAAAGGTGAATACCCAACGTCATGGGTGATTTTCATAAAGGGATCGCCTGTTTTCGGCAAATCGATGACGCGCATTCCAGGCGGCGCGTTGTCAAACGTCACCTTAAGTTCGCTGCGGGTTGTCGGTGAAGATGAAAGACTTAACAACTGATTCCTTTCCAGTGGTACATTCGGGACATAGCGTTTTTCAGGAGACAAATACCCATCACCACGTGGCATCTGCCATCCGGTCATGTCATAGACAAAATCATGGAACTGTTTACCCCACTCGTCGAACTTATCATTCAGACCAAAACCGCTGTTCAGTGCATCAGCCACAAAATTTTCAACAAGCCAGGGATGTTCTTTTTCAAGCTCCCGCGCCATCATGCCCAGTTCAAGCAATCCACCAATGAGACTGATTTTTCCGAGGCCCTTTAGTTTCAGGGATGTTTTACCTGCCGCCGCTGTCCATTGATTCTGAGCGACTGTTGCTGCACGAATACTTGCCACCGCCTTCACACCTATATACAGGGCAGAAACCGTTGCAATTGTTTTTACTGCCTGTTCCCATCCTCCCATTGCCCTGACAACCTGATCAACCTCCTGCCAGACTTTTTTCACAACCGGTCCGACGGTTTCCCAGTTATCAATGATGAGATATGCGCCACCGACGAGAAGTGCAATTAATCCCTTTGCCGGTGTCATATTCATCACGCTACCCATGATTTTTGTTATGCGTGTCAGTGTGCCAATCGCCACGCCCGTCGTCAGTAATGCCGCACCAGTTTTCGCGATGGTTTTTATGACCTCAGGATTTTCTCTGACAAACGTGCGCACTTCTTCCAGAAAAGGCTCTATCGCTTTTATGCCGTCATTCACCGAAGGCAAAAAAGTTTCCCCCAGCGTGGAAGAAATCCCATTGATCTGGTTCTGCAGCAGCAACAACTGGTTTGCTGTCGTCGCGGCGCGGGAGGCATATTCTTTCTGCATTGAGCCGCCATACTGCTGCGCATCCGCCACCCGTTCAAAGTTGGTCCGCAACAAATCCAGATTCGTGAGCAGCGGTGCGATGGCGCCCAGAGATTCCTTCCCGAACAGCGCATTCAGCACAGCAGCCTGTTTTTCTTTCGGCACTTTCGCCAGTGAATCCAGTACGTGCAGCATGGCCCCACGGGCGTCTTTCTGCATATCCGCCGCCAGTTTTTTCGGGTCAATGCGCAACAGGCGAAGCGCTTTTTTCTGCGATTTGGTGGCAGAATTCCCCGCTGTCAGCGCCAGCATAAAGTTTTTGATGCCTGTGGAGGCAATCTCCGACTCCACCCCCATCCCGGCAATGGTTGCCCCCATTGCGGCAATCTCGCCTGAGGCCACACCCGCAACACCGCCTAAGGGGCCGATACGGGTCACAATATCAGAGATTTTTCTGGCATTTGCAGGACCGGTATTACCCAGATAGTTAATCCTGTCCGCAAGCCCTGCCACCTCTTCCTGGGTCATTTTAAAGGCAGTACGCCACTGTGCCATCATCTGACCGGATTCTTCCGCCGTGGTGTCAAAGGCCACCCCCATCTTCACGGCGTCTTCTGCAAACTGCATCAGCTCGTCACGGGCGATGCCCGCCTGACCACCCGCCGCCACGATTTCGGCAATGCCTTCCGCCGACATGGGCAGTTCGGTTGACAGGTCGCGCACCTGCTCCGTCATGGCCTTAAACGCTTCCGGCGTATCCAGACCATCCACCACTTTCCGGACATCCGCCATTTTTGATTCCAGGGCAATGGCAGATTTGACCGGGAGCGCCAGCGCCCCCAGTACTGCGGTTCCGGCACCCGCTGCGCCCAGTGACAGGCTGGCAAACTCCTTTTTAAAACCTTTCAGCT